TGTATAGATAGAGTTAAAGAACATTTTGAATCACAAGGGGTTAAAACAATTAATGTTGCCGAGTGGGGCGAGGAAGGACAACCTCTAGTGATTTATTCAAGTCCATTTACAATGGCAGAAAAGAGAAATTTATTTAAAGGTGCTAAGAATGATGATCTAGGAGTATTAGTAGATGCAATCATGTTAAAAGCTAGAGATAAAGATGGTAATAAAATTTTTAAATTAGATGATAAACAAGTTTTACTTAATAATGCTGATCCTGAAGTAATTGCTAAAGTAGCAACAGAGATATTAAATTCTAATTACGAGGAAGCCGAAAAAAAGTAAGATACGATCAAGAGTTATTTTCTATACTTGCTCTTGGCGAAAAATTACATAAAAGTATGGAAGAAATTTTGGCTATAACAGAAGAAGAATATTTTTACTGGATAGCTTACTATAAAGTGAAGGCAGAAAAGGAAAAGTTACATAGTGGCACAGGAACGACTGCAAATTCGCTTAGACGCAATAGATAATACCAAAAAAGCATTTGGATCATTAAGAGGTAGTATATTTAATCTTAAAACAGCTTTTGCAAGTTTAGGTATTGGTTTATTTGCAAAACAAGTTGTGGACACAGGAAAAAGTGTAGAGAGTCTTGCTGTAAGATTTAAGTTTTTATTTGGTTCAGCACAAGAAGGTGCAAAAGCATTTGATACTTTAATTGGCTTTGCTTCTAAAGTTCCTTTTTCATTAGAAGAAATACAAGGTGCATCAGGTAATCTTGCGGTTGTAGCTAAAGATGCTGATGAGTTAGCTAAGATTTTAGAAATAACTGGTAACGTAGCTTCAGTTACAGGATTAGACTTTCAACAAACTGCTGAACAAATACAAAGATCATTTTCAGGTGGTATTGCTAGTGCAGATGTATTTAGAGAAAAAGGTGTTAGAAATATGCTTGGCTTTGAAGCTGGTGCAACTATTTCAGCAGAAGCTACAGCTAAAAAGTTTGAAGAAGTATTCGGTAAAGGCGGAAGATTTGGAAATGCAACAGCAGAATTAGCAAGAACTTTTGGTGGTGTGTTATCCATGCTTGGCGATAAAGTTTTTAAATTTAAAAAAGATATTGCAGAAGCAGAATTCTTTGAAGCATTTAAAACACAATTTAGATTATTAGATCAATTCTTAGAAGACAATTCTGCACAAATAGAACAGGTAGCAATATCTATTGGAAGATTTTTAGCAGATGCAGTTAGATCATTAGGACAAGCAGTTTTATTTCTTAAAGAGAACATGGATTTTATTATAGATGCTTTTAAATTATTAATAGGATTAGCTGTTGCTAAGACAGTTGTTAAAATTGCACAGGCTTTTTATAGTTTAACAACAGCTATTAGAGTAGCAACAATAGCAACAATAGGTTTTAATCAGGCAGTAAGAAAAAATCTTATTATAGCTGGTATTGCTATTGCAGTAGCTAATATTGATAAAGTTATAAAAAAATTAAGAGAATATGGAAAAATACTTGGCTTAGTTACAGATGATCAAAAAGATTTGAATAATGAATTTGATGATTTTGCAACAGGTGGAACATTTACAACAGAATTATCTAAAGCAAATGAAGAACTTTCTTTAATGGAAGAAATCTTGCAAAAAATAAAAGAATCTTTTGATGCAGTATTTGGTAAAAGTAAAAAAGATTTATTAACTGATTTTGGAAAAACAATTCAAAAAGGATTTGAGGGTATTACTAGAGGTATTGGTGATGCTACAGCACAAGCAATTATATTTGGTAAATCTTTTAGCGAAACTTTAAAAGGTGCAGTAAGACAAGCATTAGCAACTATCATATCTGATTTAGTTACTATGGGAGTCAGAATATTAATTAATACACAATTAGCTAAAGCCATGAAAAGTATATTAGGTGGTGGTACTGGTGGTGGAGTTGGATCAAACATTTTAGGATCAGTAATAAGTGCTGGTGCTAAGTTATTAGGATTTGCAGAGGGTGGTTCAGTTAAAGGTGGACAACCTATAACAGTAGGAGAACGTGGTAGAGAAGTATTTGTACCTTCAAGTAATGGACAAATTATTAAAAATGAAGATTTAGGTATGGGTGCTACTATTAATTTTACTATTGTAGCAAATGATACAAAAGATTTTGATAGATTGTTAGTTGAGAGAAGATCAACTATAACAAATATTATTAACCAAGCATTAAATCAAAGAGGCAAACCAGCATTAGTATAATATGAGTGGACAATTTCCTACATCTCCTGTTGCTAGATCAGCTAATATAACTTCACAACAAGATACTATTGTATCTGTAACCACATCAGGAAGAAAACAAGCTAGACAAATTGATGGACAAAGATTTGCTATTACACTTGCTTTTCCACCAATGACTAGAGCAGAGTTTGCACCTATCAAAGCATTTGTGATGAAACAAAGATCACAATTAGAAAACTTTACTTTAATTCCACCAACAGAAGGAAATGCACAAGGAGTTGCAACAGGAACTATATCAGTAAATGGTGCTTTGACTGCTGGAACTACAACAGCTTCTATAGATGGTATGGCAACATCAACAAATGGAATTTTAAAAGCTGGAGATTACTTTAGATTTACAGGACAAGAAAAAGTTTATATGGCAGTTGCAGATTTAGATGCTGATGGATCAGGAGAAGGAACATTAACATTTGAACCACCTTTAAGATCAAACGTAGCTGACAATGTAGCTTTAATTTATGACAATGTTGATTTTACTGTTTCCTTAACTAATGATATTCAAGAATATAGTATTGGTACAACAAATCTTTACGCATACGAATTAGATGTAGCAGAGGTATTGTAATGGCTAGAGGATTAACAAGTAATGTTAAATCAGAACTAGCTACTAACCAGCTTAATCCAGTTAATCTTATTTATCTAAATATAGCTGGTGGACAAAGATTTACAGATCATTACAAAGACATAACTTATGATTCTAATACATATTCTGCGTCTAGTTTGTTTTTGGGCTTGTCAAATGTTTCTGAATCTCCTGAAGTTTCTGTTGATTCTATTACTCTTGCTTTTACTGGTGCTGATCAAACTATTGTTTCTTTGTTACTTAATAACGAATACATGGAAAAAGAAGCAGAAATTTACAAAGGATTTTTAAACAGTTCTCAAACATTAATTTCTGATCCATTTCTTTTATTCAAAGGTAGAGTTGAATCTTTTAGTTTAGAAGAAGATGCAAACAATTCAACTTTAAACATTTCTATTGCTTCTCATTGGTCAGATTTTGAAAGAATACAAGGAAGAAAAACAAATACTAATTCACAAGAATTATACTTTAGTGGAGATGTAGGTTTTGATTATGCTTCTCAAAGTGTAAGCGATATTAAATGGGGTAGGTCATAATGCAAGATATTATAGAACTATATAGAAAGTTTGATATGTATAAAGATTATTCTGATCCTGAATTAAGATTGCATTTATTCCCATGCTTAAATTTAGATCAAAATAGAAAACATTATGTTAATGATAAATTAGTTGGTTTTACTAATTGGGCTTTTTTATCTGATAAAGCACAAGCAAAATTTAAACAAACAGGATTAATTAGCAAACAAGATTGGAGATCAGGCAATCATTTATGGCATATTGATACTGTAGCAATATCTAATTTAGATGAAATAATTTCTTGGACTAAAAATCATTTTACACAAAAATTTGGTATCAATAAAAAGATTAACTGGTTACGAATTAAGAATGATCAAATTATTAGAACAGTAACTAGAACAACAAAGGATAATTGGTTATGGGTGGCTTCGTAAGTAAAGCTGTAAGTGTTGCAGTAGGTGTAGCAAAAGGTTTTAGTGCTACTAAAATATTAGGTGGTTTAGTATTAGGTATTGTTGCACAAAAAGCAATATCTTGGTTAATGCCAAAACCTGAAACACCTGACTTTGATATTCCTCAATCAGAAACAGCACAAGGTGTTTTAATTAATAAAGGTTCTAATAATGCACAAATTCCTGTCGTATATGGTAAAAGAAAAATAGGTGTAACAAGAGTATTTGTAGAAACATCAGGAACAGATAATCAATATTTATATATAGCTGGTATTTTATGTGAGGGAGAAATTGAAAGTATAGAAGAAATTTATATTGATGACAAAAAGGTTACATGGGCTAGTGCTTTATCTCATGGAACAGTAGTAGAAGTAGGAAGTGGAGATGCTAATTTTTATAAAAGTTCAACATCACATATTCAAGTACAAGCATTTTTAGGTTTAGATAATCAAGTTAGTTCAAGTGTATTATCAACTTCTACAAATTGGGGTGCTAATCATAGACTAAGAGGTGTTGCTTATCTTGCTTTACGTTTTAAATGGAATCAAGATATTTTTGGTAGTATTCCCGATATTAAAGTTATTGTTAAAGGTAAAAAAGTATATGATCCTAGAACTACTACTACTGCTTATTCTGATAACTCTGCTTTATGTTTATTAGATTACTTAAGAAATAGCAGATATGGTAAAGGACTTCCTGATTCAGCTTTTGAAGCAAACTTTCAATCATTTCAAGATTCTGCTGACGAATGTGAAACACAAGTAACACCTTATTCAGGTGGTACAGATATAGATTTATTTACTACCAATGCTGTTTTAGATACATCACAAAAACTAATAGATAATGTAACTAAACTTCTTAATCCTATGAGAGCAATATTCTCATACAATCAAGGAACTTATAAATTAAACATAGAAGGAACTGGAACAGCTACTTATACAATAACTTCTGATAATGTTATTGGTGGAATCAAAGTTATTGGAGAAACTAAGAATAAAAAATATAATAGAATAAAAGGTACATTTGTAAATCCTGACAAGAATTGGCAAGAAGATACAGTTACTTTTCCACCAGCAGATGATTCTAGCTTACCTTTAGCTGATCAACACGCAACTATGTTATCTGCTGATAATGGAACTTTGCTAGAGGGTAATTTTGATTTTCCTTTTATAACTAATACATATCAAGCAGAAGAATTGTGCGAAATTATTTTACGAAGATCAAGAAATGCTTTAGCTTTAGAAGTTAAAGTTACTTCTGAATTTTTAGATGTAGTTGTTGGAGATATTGTTAATGTAACTTATTCTACTGCTGGTTTTTCTGCAAAACCATTTAGAGTTTATTCTGTAAATATTAATACCGACTTAACAGTTGATCTAGCTTTAACCGAACACCAAGATAACTTCTATACATGGACATCTAAATCACAAGCACCAACAATCGCAGATACCAATTTACCTAATCCTTTTAGTGTTCAAGCACCAGCATCTTTAACTTTAGGAGATACTTTAATTGAATATAATCAAACACCTTTGATTGCTTTAGATATAACTGTCGGTGCAAGTCCTGATAGCTTTGTAGATTATTACCAAGTTGAATATAAATTAAGCACAGATACAAACTATATTATCTACGCACAAGGTTCAGGTTTAAATCACAGAGTATTAAATGTGATTGAACAAGCAACTTATGATGTAAGAGTAAAGGCAGTTAATAGTTTAGGTGTATCTAGTAGTTATGTATCTGCACAAAGAACGATTGTTGGAAGTACAGAACCACCTAGTGATGTTGAAGACTTTGCTTGTAACATTGTTAATTCAGATGCACATTTAAGTTGGGAACAAATACCTGATTTAGATTTATCACATTATCAAATTCGTTATTCTACATTAACAGAAGGTGCGGAATGGCAAAACTCAGTTTCTTTAGTTGAAAAAGTATCAAGACCAGCAACCTCTATTACAGTTCCAGCTAGAGTAGGAACATACTTAATTAAAGCTGTAGATAAGCTA